CCGGCGACGCTGAAGACGCCCGGGGCAGCTGGCGGGTAGCGCCGCCCCTTCCGGGAGGGGTCGTCTTGGCGAACCACGGGGGCCGAATCCGGGCGCACGGGGGCCACATCGTAGTTGCCGCATCGCTCCGCCCCATCCGCCCCGACGAAACCCCGGAGCAATCTGCCGAAGTCATGCACCGCCTGCACGACACCAAGGCACCGGACAAGGCGACCGCCAAAGCTGCCGACGTCGTGCGCCCGTTCAAGTGGGAGGCCCTGTGAAAACAATTCATTTCGATGTGGAAGTAAAAGGCTACCAACAGCTCTCCGTAGTGGTGGCGGACAACGCCGTTGGCGAGGCTGTCGAAGAAGCTATGTCGAACGAGGCGGATCGTTGGATCAACAAAGCGTCGATCTTGGACCTGCGCAACAAGTCGTATTCTTGCCAAGAGCTAGGGAGGGACTGGGAATGACCGCCCACTACGCCCCGCAGCCCTACGTCCTGGGCATCGACCCCGGCCTCACCGGCGCCCTGGCGGTGGTCGAGATCGCCACCGGCCGCCTGGTGGAAGTCAAGCGCATGCCCGTCACCGTCATCAAGAAGCAGAACCACCTGAATGGCGCTGACTTGGCGGCGTGGCTGGGCCTGCAAGCCAACCTGCAGCTGATCCATTTCGCCTACATCGAAGCCGTGCATAGCCGCCCGCGCCAGGCAGGCCAGTTCAACTTCGGCCTTAACACCGGCATCGTGCACGGCATTCTCTACGCCAACTTCATCCCGATCACGCTTGTCCAGCCCCAAACCTGGAAAGCCGCCTACGGCATCAAGCGCGTCGGCGACGAGGTGAAGGCCGACAAGAAAACCGAAGCCCGCGAGATCGCCGCCGCCCTGTTCCCCGACATGGCGCACGAATTCAAGCGCGTCAAGGACGACGGCGTGGCGGAAGCCGCGCTCATCGCGCGGTACGGCGCTAACTTGCTGAAGGAGTAGAACATGAACGACACCACCCGCAAATTTCCGCGCACGCTCGACGAGGCGTTCGGCAACGGCGCCAGCTTGCAGATCCAGGACACCGAATACAACGACGAGCCGCCTCTGACGTTCGACGCCGCAATGCGGTACTTCGGAGCATTCTGTGCTGGAATTGGTTTTGTGGCGGCTTGCATCGCTGCGTATGTACTTTGGAGCGTGAAATGAACCAAGACGCGAAGAATGAGCAAGCCCGCCGCTGGGCGGAAGAAGTGAAGTTGCCGGAGCCTGATGGCTACGTGGCAATGTCACCCAACGGCAGCATCATCGTGCCGCCACGAGACTTTGCAAAGCACAACGCCTATGCCGTTTTCACTGCGAGGCAAGTCCGCGAAGCCATCGCCGCCGCGCTGGTGAAGCTCACGCAGGGGCAGGAGCTGGTATCTCCGAGAGTTTCTCCGGAAATGTTTGCCGAGTTGCAACACAACTTGGATGTGGTAGCGAAGGCGCATAACAAGCATATCGAGATCGGCCATAAATACTCGCTTACCGATCCCGCACCCAGCCGGCAGGAAGGCGAGATTGTTGTCACCAAGCATGAAGCCGGCCAGATAATCGCTGTCACTCGGCAGGACAAAGAAGGCCGCATTCTTAAGGTGATTGCCGAATCCAGCCGGCAGGAAGATCGCAAGCCGCTGACGGATGAACAGATTCATGCGGCGTCTTTGCAAGCAGGAATGCAAGAACACTACATGGATTTTCATTCGGGATTCATCCGATTCGCCCGCGCCATCGAAGCCGCCCACAACATCCGGGAGCAGCAATGAACACCGAACCGAAGATGCCGCCGCTGACTGATGAACCGATGGTTGCTCTGTATCTGAAATGGGATGCGACTCAAGGCGCTAGTCATGCCGATCTTATTCGCCAAACAGTCGCATTGCGCGATCAGCAATGGGCCGAGCGAGTGGCCGATCTTGAACAAACTCTCGACTTCCAATCCGGGAGCATCGAAGCTGTGCAGCGTGCAAACGAAAGGCTTGCTAAAAAGATTGCTGAGCTTGAGCGCGTGCTGGGCGTGGCGCGAGATGACATTGTGCTGCTGTCTCGGCTTGCAAACATTGACCACGGCCCACGCGCAAGCATCGCCACAATTGACGCCGCACGAAGCAAGGAAGGGCAACACCATGACTAACGAAACATTGAGTCGGGCTCTCGATCTGATTGACGAGATAGTCCTGGCCGGCATGTCTGGAACAGGCATGGAATCTGATGAAGCGATGACAGAATTTCATGCGCGGCAAGCGTGGAAGTTTATCAGCATTGCGGCAAGAGCGAAAGAACAACTCCGCATCGCCATCGACGCCGAGCAAGCGAATGGGCGGTCGGCGTTAAACGAAGTTGCACGCATAATCTCTGTATCTTCCACAAGTATTGGAAACTTGCCGGAACTACCAGGGTACAACGGGTCCATTCTGTGTATCGATGATACCGAGGCGAACAGAGTATCAAAAGAACTTGAGTGCGCACTCCAACTGCTAAGCAGTTTTACGCTGCGCCCATCAGAGGAGGAAGCTTTGCGTGAGATTGCAAATGCGTTTGAGGCAAAAACGGCCCCCGAACAGTATTTGATGGACATGGCTCGTTCCGCAATAAGTGTCTCACCCGCCCAGCCTGCGCGTGAGTGGGTTGGGTTGACGGAGGATGAAGTGATCGAAATCGGGAACGAGACACACAGAGCAATGCCAGATGACGCCGACGATCAGCAAGAGCTTCTAGCCATATACCAAATCATCGAATCTGAGTTGCGCGAAAAGAACGCCGGACAGCCGGTAGCCAGTGAGCCGTCGAGCGGGGAGCGGACACAAGTTATCGCTGATCTGAAGCGAGCATCAAAAGAAATAGCAGATGCCGGGCACAACGGCTGGGGAAATACATGTATGCAAGCCGCTGCCCTGCTCTCCAGCGATGCGAAGCCAGCCAGTGAGCAACATCCAGACGACAAGGCCGTTGACTTCTTCGCGCAGACAATGCGGGCGAAGATGAAGAAGCAGCGCGAGAAAGGCTACGGCGGTTGGGAGTCTTGTCCGACAGAGCGCCTGCAAAAGATGCTTGTCGAACATATCGCCAAGGGCGACCCGGTTGATGTGGCGAATTTCGCCATGATGCTGTACTGCCGTGGCGACTCAACCGCAGGGCCAGCCTGTGAGCCAGTAGCGGTGCCGCAGGGTTTTGTTGGCGAGGTGGCAGGGCTTCGCTGCCCGAATGCTTACGGATTCGAGGGCGCCGACACATTTCCTGATTGCGGCCATTGCGTCGTGTGTCAAGCGAAGGCCATACTCTCCGCCGCCCCAGCCACCCCGCCAGACGTATCATGACCCAGGCAAACCTTCCCGCAGGCATTGCAGAATGCGACCCCGCCCTGGCACTGCGGTGCTACAAAATTCTTCGCGCCGCGGACGACTACGCCAACGCAGTCGCCAAGCTGGCTCGCAGCGAGGACCGGGTCCGTCGCATGGGCGATCCGCTGCACACCCTGGAAGTTCGCCGCCAGGCAGCGCGTGACCGCATGGCGGCACGACTGGCGGAGATCATGCAACCCGAGGTCGCCCGTGGATCTTGAAACCCCGTTCCCATACCAGATCGAAGGAGCAGCTTATGTCGCGTCGAAACAACACGCCCTGCTGGCAGATGACATGGGACTTGGCAAATCTTGTCAGGCTGTACTCGCTTGCGACACCATTGGAGCCGGCAACATCCTCGTCGTCTGCCCTGCCGCTGTGCGAGTCAACTGGAGCCGAGAGTTCTCGCGCTTCAGCCCGATGGACCGCGATTGTGTCGTCCTTACAACGGGACGGGACCGGCCTGCTGCCCGCGGCGTTACCGTCATCAGCTACGACCTGCTGGCGGCCAACGAAAAGCTGCGACACGAGCTCAAGTCTCGGCAATGGGACGTGCTGATCCTGGACGAGGCCCACTACCTGAAAGAACGCAGTGCGAAACGAACGAAAGCCGTTTATGGACACAATGCACGTAGCCCCGGACTTTCTGCTGCTAGCCTGCGTGTCTGGCGACTTACAGGAACTCCTGCGCCCAATAACGCCGGCGAGCTCTACACCCACCTCAAGTCTGCCGGCATCTACACCGGAGCCTATTGGGACTTCGTGTTCGAGTTCTGCACCGGCTTCGACGCAGGCTTCGGATTCAAAATCACTGGCCACAAGAACGTCGACAAACTAAAATCGCTGATGGCCCAGTTCATGCTGCGCCGGAAAAAAGAAACCGTCATGTCTCAACTGCCACCCATCTCATTCCACCACGTCGTCGTAGAGCGCAGCCAGGTCGAGCTCGATCCCTACTTCTACGAGAACTGGCGGCCGATTGGCGCCAAGGCATTCCTCGCCGAGATGGAAGCCAAGGACAAGACCCTCAAGGCCGCGCTGGCTACCGTGCGCACCGTCAACCACGGATACAAGGCCGGCGATGCGCTGGGCGTGCTTAACGCCATGGCCAACAGCACGGCCACGCTGCGTCGATACATCGGTCTGGCCAAGCTGCCGCGCTGCCTGGAGATCATCGAGGAAGAACTCGCCAGCGGCAAGATCGACAAGCTGGTGTTGTTTGCCATCCACAAGGACGTCATCGAAGGCGCGCGCGAGGCCCTGCGCAAGTTCAAGCCCGTCACCCTGTATGGCGGAACGCCAGCCGAGAAGCGCCAGGCCAACATCGACAAGTTTCAGAACGACCCCAAGTGCCGCGTGTTCATTGGCAACATCGTGGCCGCTGGCACAGGCATCACCCTCACCGCGGCCCACGAAGTCGCTTTCCTTGAGGCTGACTGGGTGCCGGCCAACAACGCCCAGGCCGCGATGCGCTGCCACCGCATCGGCCAAACCAAGCACGTCCGCGTGAGATTCTTCTCGTGCGCCGGCAGCGTGGACGAGGACGTCATGACGACGCTCGTCCACAAGACCCGCGAACTCGCCAAAATCTTTGACTAGGCATTGCGGATTTCCGTTCCCATAAGTATCATCTTAACCTTCACCAAGGAGCACAACGTGCAAATCACCATCACCTTCGACCCGCAGAACAACGATGACGTGGCCAACGTCGTCCACCTGGGGGCTCTCTTCTCCCGTCCGACCCAGCCGCAGGTGGCTGCAGTCGAGGTCTGCATCCCGCCCAAGACGGCCACGCCGCCGGATGTCCAGCCTGCCGCCAAGGGCAAGCCCGATCGCAAGCCGAAGCAGGAGGTCGCCGGGCAATCGGGGGAAGCACCGCAGACGGGCGCAGCTACGGCCCCGTCCACGGAGTCGTCCGGGACTGCGGCTGCTTCCACGGCCCAGGCGGCAGCATCCGAATCCTCCCCGGCGCCGTCCTCCGCTTCGCTCACCCTCGATGACGTCCGCGCCAAGCTCCAGGCGTTCACCGTCGCCAAGGGCGTGCCCGAGGGCATCGCGCTGCTCAAGAAGTTCGAGGCCGCCCGCATCAGCGAACTGCCGGCCGAGAAGTACGCCGACTTCGTGAAGGCTTGCGAGGTGGCGGCATGACTTACGGCGAGGTAATCGGCTGGTGTGGTGCCATCGCCATGATCCAACTGGTGGTGATGCTGCTCGTACTTGGCGGCCTCTGTGCGCGGGCGGTGGAAGACTTGTGGAGGGGTAAATGAGCCACGCCAAACTCTCCCCCTCCGCGGCTGATCGCTGGATGACGTGCCCCGGCAGTGTCGTGCTGTCGGAAGGCATGCCTGAAAAATCCAGCACCTTCGCCGAAGAAGGCACCTGCGCGCACGCCCTTGGCGAAGCTTGCCTGCTGAATGCACTACCGACAGCGGCTTTCATCGGACTGCCGTTTGAGTACGAAGACCACGGCGTCAAGAAGACCGTTATCATCCAGCAGGAGATGGCCGACGCCGTGCAAGTCTACGTCGATGACGTGAACGCCACGGTGGATGCCAATGAAGGCGCGGTGCTGCATGTGGAGGAACGTGTGCACGTCAGCAAGGAAGTCCACGGCACAGCAGACGCCACCGTATGGGCGCCCGTCCTTGCTGAGTTGTTTGTGAAGGATTACAAACACGGCGCCGGTGTGCCCGTCGAGATCGACGGAAATCTGCAGCTGAAGATATACGCTCTGGCCGCGCTGCTCACCTTCAAGTATCCTGCACGCCGAGTCACGGCCACCATCGTCCAGCCCCGCTGCCCACACAGCGACGGCCCCGTGCGCAGCGTGACGTATGACGTGGTGGAACTGCTGGACTTCCACGCGGATCTGGTGGATGCCGCGGCGCGCGTGGCAGCCGCTGTCGATCGGGCGCAGTGATGGGCGACGACGGCTTCACGATGGACTACCTGCGACCCAGTGAGAAAGGTTGCCGTTGGTGCCTGGCCGCCCCCAAGTGCCCGGCGCTCAAGAGCAAGGCGCAGACGCTGGCCAAGCAGGTGTTCGCGCCGGGCCTGCCCTACGACCCCAAGGCCCTGGCCGAGACGCTCGACTTCCTGCCCATCCTGGAAGGCTGGATAAAGAACACGCGCGAGTTCGCATACACCGAGGCTGAGCGCGGCAACGACATCCCGCAGTGGAAGCTCGTCGAGAAGCGCGCCACGCGGAAGTGGCGAGGCGACCAGGACGATGTGCTGCCGGTGCTGCGCAAAGTGCTTCACGATGACGAGTGCTGGGAGGAGCGCAAGCTGCTGTCCCCGGCCGCCATCGAAAAGCTGCTGCCCAAAGAAAAACGTGACGTGCTGGACGAGCTCTGTGTAAAGGAGAGCTCGGGTCACACTCTTGTTCACGAGAGTGACAAGAGGCCGGCGGTTCGACTCGATGCCAAATCGGCATTTCAAAACTCGTAACTCAAGGAAATCTCATGGCTGAAAAAACTCTGATCACACCTCAATTCCGTGGCGCCTACGTCCAGGTCTTCCGTGCGAAAGCGCAGAAGCAGGAGGACGGCACCATGGGCGCGGCGAAGTACACCATCCGCGCCGCGTTCCCGCCGGACTCCGACATGAAGGCGCTCAAGGCTGCCGCCCAGCAGGCGGCAACCGACAAGTGGGCCGACAAGATCCCGAAGACCATGCGCTCGCCGTTCCGCACCAACGAGGAACTTGACAACCCCGTGACCGGCCTCGGCGACGACTGGGTCATCATGACGTTCAGCGCGCCCGACACCAGCCGACCCGGCCTGGTGAACAACCGCAATGAAGACATCATCGACGAGGTCGAAGTCTACAGCGGCGCGTGGTTCATCGCCCAGGTCAACGCCTACGCCTACGACAAGGCCGGCAACAAGGGCGTGAGCTTCGGCCTGCTTAATCTGCGCAAGGAGCGCGATGACGAACCGCTGGGCGGCGGCAAGCAGAAGGCCAGCAAAGCCTTCGAAGCCTTTGCCCCGGCGGCCAGCGGCAGCAAGACGGCTGGCGGCATGTTCGACTGACAGCAGTGTGCAAGTGAAGCGACCCTCCGGGGTCGCTTTTTAATCAGAGGAGTTGACATGAACTGGATAATCCCGGCGTTGATGTGCGTGGCTAATTTGGGGTACTGCTTGTGGACGCGAGACGGCTTCGAAGCCTTGGCCTGGGGCGTAGCCGCGCTTGGGTGGTTCGCGGCTTGGATCGAGAAGGAATTTAAGTGACCATCCTCCACATCGACTTCGA